ATCATTATAGTGATAAATTAACTCAAAGATTTCAAAATAAAGAAATTTATAATTTTGAAAATGCTGATGAAATATATGAGTGTATAATAAAAAAATTAGAAGATTATTCAACAAGAATAGAAAATAACATTGTTTCAGTTATCCATGGAGATTTTTGGTTTAGTAATATTTTAATAACATATAATGATGAATATAAATTTATAGATATGAAAGGTATTATAAATGGAAAGTTATCATTAAGTGGAGATAAAGTTTATGATTATGCTAAAATATTACAAAGTTTAATTGGATTTGATGAAATATTATATCATGAAAGAAAATCATTGTATAATTATAAATTTATTGATTTCTTTTATGAATGGATTGAATTAAATGAACCAAAAATTTTATTTGAAGATGTTATATTAGTATGTGCTACATTAATTTTTGGTGTATTTCATGCATATAAAGACATGAAACCTGAAATTCGTGATACTATATTAAAATTGGTTAAAGATCTTTTATCTTTTTCCCATTCTTAATATTAATCTATTTGTAGGTATAAATAGTTTAGGTTGTCTTATAATAGAACCTAAAATTTTTGTTTGTATTACTTTTAAATTATTATTAATAAGATAATTATATAATGTTTCTTCTGGACTATTCGTGTATGTATCAATATATTTATGAAATTTAAAATAAATAACTGCAGATTCAATATTACAAAACGCAAAACCATCAAATGGGTGTTCATTTGGTTTACTAAATGTATGAACAACTATTTGATTATTTACAATTTCTGTAAAATATTCATTTAAACATGCATCTAGATTTTCATATGTTATATCTGGTCTTGTTCTAATGTAAAAGAAATAATTTTCTTTTATCATATTATAACAATCATATACATTCAGTGTTTGATAATATAATTTATTAATATGTATATTATCATTATATTTTAGTAAATCTGTTTTTTTTATAATATAATTTTTAATTGGTATAATTTTTTTTAAATCCTCAATATTAAAAATATCATTTGAATAATTATCAGAAGAGTAACTACCATTTCCTAACGTATCATATGTACAAATATAATAATCTACATGATAATTATTAAAAAAATCTTTTAATAAAGAAATAGATACTATATAAGTTCTCATAAAACCACAAAGTAAAATACATATTCTTATTTTATTAAAAAAAATATCATATAATGCTAGTTCCAAATAGTATCCATTTAAATTTGTTAAAATATATTCATAATATTTTAAAGGTTTTTGTTTTATTAAATTTATGGATATACGTGATGAAATTAATTTTAATGCTGATAAATTTGTGCCGACATATTTTGCGTGCCATAAAATATATTCTTTAGATGGGATAAATTCTTCTGTTTTTAATTTTGTATTAACAAAATATATATCATCTTTTAATGTATTATAATTTTTTATGACATAATCAAATAAAAAAAATGAATGATTAAAAAGAATACTCATTATATTTACGATATTTGTTATATTTATATATGTATAATCTTTTATTAATATATGAACATAATAAACTTGTGTCCCGATATAATAAAAATTCCAAAAAGTGTAGAAACACACATTGATAATTTAATTGTATGTAATGAATTACCAAAAGATTATACAAACATTAAAAAAATTTGTTATATATCGTCTATTAAAGATGCACAATTAAAAATAGATAACTTCAATCTATATACAATTGAAAAATTATATGATCATGAATTATGGATGTATTTTTATATACATAATGATCATATAGATGAGTTAACATTTATTATTTGTGGATATGTGTCAAATATATGTAATATAAATCGTGTAATTTGTTTTTCATATGGTAAATTTATTCAATCAACAAGTGATAAACATACAGAACTTGACATGGAATTTTTTAATCATGCTCAAAGTAGTGGATATCATTTTCAAAGAAATATGTATAGTCAAATGTATAATATATATCGTGTTTTATCTGGTGTAAATACAGAATTTTGTATTAAACATCGTAGTGATGAATATTATGTTGATATGGCAGAATATATTAGTATAATAAAGGGTAGTAATAAATTAATAACAAATAATTTATTTTTTTATGGTAATGATTATTATATATCGGATCATTTATTTGGAACAAATACAATAATGTTTAAAAAAATGATTAATAATTTAAAAGATATTTTAGAAAATAAAAAAAAAATAGATGATAATTATTTTCTTCATACTGAAAAATATCATATATAATTGATAGATATACTCAAAATGAAATAAATACAAATAGTAAAGAAATTATAATAAATAATTTTGATGTATATGATTGTGATAGATTTACTGATTATTTAATCACAACTATGAATGCAAGCGCAACAGCAAGATTAATTCCTGGTAAATATAGTTCACAAAGAGGTAGACATCAACAAAATATTTATATGAATAAAATACGTGTATATATTAAGAAAAATACAGGATATACAGATACACAACCTGAAGGTACTGTGGATGATATTGTTAATAACGTTAAATCAAATATTATGACTATAAAAAAAATGGAGGATATCAAATGGTGATTTTAGCAAGGTGCGTCACCGGTCATTTTTTGGTTATTTGTATTTTCATCAATAATCATATCATCTAATGCTTTACCAGGTGATACCATGGGTAATACACTTTCTGATTCATCAGTTATAATATTTGCTACAATTGGACCCTCATTATAATCTAATATAAATTTTAATTTTCTATGAAGACTTGATTTAGAATATATTTTAATTCCTTTACATCCAAATGCTTCACATACTTTTTCAAATGGTGGATTATTCATTTTAACACCAACTAAATTATTATTATAGAACTTTTCTTGCCACATTTTAACCATTAGTTGATAACTATTGTTTATTACTAACACTTTGATATTCACTTTATTTTCAATTGCTGTTAATAGTTCAGTCATACTCATTGTAAAACCTCCATCACCACAAATACATATTACTGTATCTATAGGTCTTCCAATTTTAACACCGATCGATGCTGGTACTGCATATCCCATTGATCCTAAACCCCCAGATGTCATAAATTTAACTTTTGGAGAATTATAGTCGATAAATTGAGCGGCCCACATTTGATGTGCTCCAACATCTGCAACAATTGTATATGTATTGTCTGATTCATATATTAATTCATTAAGAGCAGAAATAACTTGTCTACCTTGTAGGACTGGTTTGACTGGATATGAAAACTTAATTTTTTTCCATTGATTAATAGTATTATGCCATTTACTATACTGGTATGGATTATAATTAAGTTGTGCTAGATCATAATTATTTATTTTTCTAAGAACATTTTTACAACTGTCATTAATATAGTATCTTGTTTGAATAGTTTTATTAATATTTTTTGCTGAAATATCAACATGAATAATTTTCGCATTTGGAGCAAATTTTGTTGGATCTCCAATAATTCTATCATCAAATCTAGATCCAAAATTAATTAACAAATCAGCGTTTTGAACAGCCATATTTGCATAATATGAACCATGCATTCCAAGCATTTTTAATGATAATAAATGTTTTTCATCGAATGCACCGAGCCCCAATAGTGTCGTTGTTACAGGGATATTATGATATAATGCAAATTCGCGTAACAGGGAAACTGAATCACTTGTCAATATTCCTTGTCCTGCTAAAATAACAGGTCGATCCGCTTGTAAAATCATATCATTTATATCTTCTGGTTTAATTGTTGAAACATCTTCTTGTAATGGAGGAAATTCTTCATCTATAATTTTTCTATCTTGGACATATTCGGAACTCATAATATTCTTTGGTAGATCAAGTAAAACAGGACCATTACGATTTGAATGCATTATATTAAATGCTTTATCAATTGTATTATTAATTGTTTTTCCATCTAGAATAATAGAATTCCATTTAGTACATGCTTTTGAAATACTAATCACATCTGCTTCTTGAAATGCATCAGTACCAATAACTTTGGTAGAAACTTGACCAGTTAAGCATAATAAAGAAGTACCATCACTTAATGCATTATGTAAACTTGTCATCGCATTTATTGCGCCTGGACCAGAAGTTACCATTACTACCCCATGTGTATTTGTTGCTTTAGAATATCCTTCTGCCATAAAACTTCCTCCAGCTTCAGTTCTTGATAATATATATTTTATTTTATCTTGATTATGGAATTCATTTAATACAGGTAGAATCGCACCACCTGGATAGCCAAATACATATTTGACATTATGGTGAACTAGTCTATTAAACAAAGCTTTTGCTCCTGTGATTGTCATATAATATATTATATTATATAACAAATATTTAAGTAATATAGAGTTCAATTTTTTGCAAGTATATCCTTGATAAATTGTTCTTTTGTCTTTTGTTTACCATTCATTGATAATACAATATTTAAATTTTTAGCAATTTCTTTAATTGCATTTACATTTAATTTTTGTAATTTACCAATAGAATATTGATTTTTATGAATTTCATTTACGATTGGTTCAACTTCCCCACTTTCATTTTTTTTATCAACATTTTCATCTTTTTCATCTTTTTCATCTTTTTTATCTTTTTCATCTTTTTCATCTTTTTCATCTTTTTCATCTTTTTCATCTTTTTTATCTTTTTCATCTAAATTTAATTCTTGACGTATAGCATCTTTAATATTATTTAATGTATCATTTATACCTGTTTCAGCATTATTACTTTTATCTAAAACATCATCTTCTAATTCATCTTCACTTGTTTCATCATCTTCAATTTCGAATGCTTCATTAAGTTCTTCTGTTTCTTCCTCATCTTCTTCTTCTTCATCTTCTTCCTCATCTTCCTCTTCTTCTTCCTCTGCTTCTTCTTCCTCTTTCTCTTCATCTTCATCTTCATCTTCATCTTCATCTTCATTTATTTCTTTAATTAATTCAACTTGTTCATTTTTTTGTAAATTATATTGATTTTTCATATTAAGTTGTTCTTCAGAATTTATTGTTGTTTCTACTTTAACTCTCTTAACATCATTTGAATATGTGACAATATTATCTGTTATGTCATTTGTTTTGATTGATGATAAAGTATCTAATACTTTAGGTTTAGTTTTTTTAATAGATAAATCTAAAAAATTATTTAGTTCGTCAAATGAATTTTTAATTTTATAGATTTCTTTTTGTATTACATAATTTTGGTAAAGTAGATAAATGACTACTAAAGATAATACAACTAAAAGAATTATTTGATACATAAGTTTTGAAAATATAAAAAGAATATAATTTAAACTAAAAAAAATATAATATAATATATTATATATAAATGAATTTCGATTGGAGCAAAGTTAACAAAGTAGATTTAGTTGATGACTTAGTCAAAGTTGCAACATTCAATGTTGTCGCACACGTTTTAATGAACGTCCGTTATGGAGAACCCTTATTCAATGAACGCTTCGTATATTTCACACTCTTCGTCTTAGCCGGATTTGCCACATACCACATTGTTCTCCGCAAACGTGCCTTAGCCCTCGGAGCATCATTATAAATAAATTAATCTAAATTATTTAATAAATAATTTAAATTTATGAATTTTTATACTTTATTTACCTTTATTGAGTTTTTCTAAATATGCGCTATTGATATTATCAGGTCCCATGACTTTGCGAGAAGGGTTAAAGTCTTTCAATGTTGTATAATTCTTGGCATATCCTGCTGAAACGTGAGGACATACTGGGCATTTCTTTTCTGTTTTACAAACTGGTGGAGGATTTTGTGCAGGTGCCCATTTATCAGTATTTAACATAATATAGTCATTTTTCCATGATTGTAATCCTTCGCCAAGAGGTCTCATATTGTGTGTATTAAATTGGTTATATTCAAGATCAGAATCTTCTGGTGTACGATCGAGTGTTCTAAGACTATTAACTCTTTGCTCTAAATCTTTAATTTTTTTAGCAAGAGCATTTTCGGAACATCCACAATCTTTTTTAGAATTTATCTTTGTTTTGGGAGAAGAATTTGTCTTTGTTTTGGGAGAAACTACTTTTTGAATTGCGTTTTTAACAGCTTGTTTAACTACTTTATTGACAGATGGAGATAAATTTGATGCGTTTGAAGAAACAGATGATACAGTTGTATTTGTGGGTGATGCACTTGAAGCGGTAAAATTTTCAGCACTTTCTACTTCAAATTTTTCAGGTGAAACTTTGGTAATAATCGCTTTTGCACTTCTAGTAGATATACTATCAAGGATTATATATACTCCAATAATAGGTAAACCTACAAGGATATATTCACTCATTGATAATTTGCTTTTAGTCATATAATTGATTATTGCGAATACTGTTATTGCGTATATAACATATTTAACTATAGTTTTATTTAAGTCGGAAAACATTAAGTTATTTTAATATATAATTATAAAATATTTAATTTTTAAATAAAAGGATAATTAAATTTAGAATACAAACAAATAATAGTAAGAAGTATAGAGATATAATTGCATTAATATAAATAGATAATTTAGAATATAACATAGACATAATTGGTTTTAATATTTGATCTATTTTTGTTGTATCTTTAATTTCAGTTGAAAAATGTTCAACAAAACCAGTAATTAATTTATTAATCATAATATATTTCTTATATAATAATATAATTAAATGAATTTATATTATTATATTATTGCTGTAATTATTATTTTATTAGTATTACCATCAATTGATTTATCATTTATAAATCCATATATACCATCTTTTTTAAGAATTGAACAATTTAGTAGCTCTAATTCATCTAGTTCATCAAATAAAAAAATTATTTTTACAGCATTTACAGCAGATTGGTGTCCCCATTGTGTAGATTTTAAAGAAAAAACATATGGTAAATTGGTAGATTATTTTGCAAATTCACAAAATATACAAATTAAAAATGTAGATTGTACAAATGATAATTCTGGTAAAACAAAAACACCAGCAGGTAATCCAATTGAAAGTTTTCCAACTTTAGTAATAAATACATTCCAAGATGGTAAAATGAGTGAAACAATGTATGATGGTTCTAGAGATGCTGAATCAATTATTCAATATTTAAAAGGTTTATAAAAACAAATAAATATATAAATATATATAACTAATATATATTTATAGATGAACGTGTATTTTTCTGAAATTTTAATTAAAGATGTTAATCCAAATTGTAAAGCAATTTATAATAAGGTAGATAAAAATAGATATCAAATTAAATTATTAAGTGTAAGATGTCCATTTGGTATAGAGGATTTTAATTCAAAATTATATTTAAATGTTGAATTAAAGAATGATAATCATTATCATCAAACAATGGCAAAAGATATTCAATTAATAGAAAATTATTTATTAAAAAATTCTAATAAAGAAAAAAATTCAAATATTAAAAATAACAAAGTGAATGACACCCTTTTTAAAATGACAATTCCTCAAATAAACAAGAAAATTATAACTAAATGTTATAATAAGCAGAAAGAATGTAATATATATGATATTAAAGGAGCTACATGTGATATTATTGTAGAAATTAATACAATATGGGAATTTGGAAATAAAATAGGAGTTCAATTTACTGTTAAAACAATTAATATTTTATAAATTTACTTCAAGTTTATTTCTTAGATTTTTTGGCACTTGTTTTCTTGGCAGCTTTCTTTTTTGGTTTTTCCTCTGTTGTTTCTGCTGGTGTTTCTGTTTCAGTCTTATTTTCAGTAGACATTTCACTCTTTGCTTTTTTATTTTCTTCATATATTTTTCTACTTGTTACTAAGTCTAATTTGGAAATAATTTTTTTATCATCAGCATATTCTCTCATTTTCTTTGCTCTGTCTAAGTTATTGAGTTCAGGATTGTGTTCTTTAGTATACTTATATAATGCCATTTTCATTATACGAGCTTCTTCTTCGCTTTTACCTTCATCCATAAACATTTTGACAACTTCGTCATGGAGATTTGAGGATTCTTTCATTTGTTCTCTTGATAATTCAGCATCTCTTCCTCCGTACATTTCAACTTCATATTCACTTAATGATGGTAATTGGCGTGTTCCTTTTGCTATTTTAGAACCACCATTTCTTGAACCACCTTTCATAGAATTAAATTGAGTTAATAATGATTTTACAAAAGAACTTGTGTCTGATAGAAGTTGATCACCACCACCTCTCATTCCTGAAGAGTTTGAGTCAGAACTAGAACTTATATATGATGATGAGTATGATGAGGAAGAAACAGGTGTTTCAGAAGAGCTTGAACCAGAACCTAATTGAGAAGATTTTGAACTATCTGAAGATCCTCCAGATATATCAGAAACATTATCTACTGATACTTCTGTTGTTAATTCATTAATACGATTTAATTTTTTGATTGGAGAAGATGGTTTTATATCAACAGAAACTTCTGATGCAAATTGATTTAATGAATTATTTAATTTGAGTGGTTTCTTCCAAGCATTTTCAACAGAAACTTCAGAAGCAAAATTATTTAAATTATTAGTATTTCCACCTTTTATATTATCAATTGATATTTCTGTTGTTATACCATTTAAATTTCCACCATTTAAATTTCCACCATTTAAATTATCAACTGATATTTCTGTGGTGACATTATTTAATTTGTTTGATTTTCCCCATGAATTATCAATAGATATATCAGTTGATACTTCATTGATTTTTTTAGAATATCCACCACCTAATAAAGTAAATAGATTCATTTGATATTCAGACATCACTGATTTTGGTGAATTTGGTGATAATTGATCTACACTTGCTTTAGAATTTTTATCATCATTCTCTACACTATAACCTCCTTTATTTTTTATATTTTTATTAGCACCAGCACTATCTAATATTTTTGCAATTGGTATTTGATTATTTTCAACAGCAATATGTAATGCCGTATTTCCATCTTTATTTTGAGAGTTTAATAATTTAGATTTAGTATCTGGATCCATTTTAGAAATTACATTGGAATATAATTGTATAGTTAATGGATCTTTTGTTTCTACTAATTGATGTAATATAGTATTGCCATTATTGTCTGCTTGACTTAAGAAAGAACCACCTATAAGTTTAACGTCATTTGATACTTTATCCAATACTGTTAAAATATTCTTTACTTCTTCAATTGTATACATTATATATTATTTAAATATATATTTTTTTAGAAAAATATTTAATTCGAATAAATTTATCTATTCTAAATATATATATTATGTCAAACAATTTATTAATCGTTGCCGGAATAATCGTTTTAGTTGTTTTATATTACATGAGCACTGCTAAATCTGTAAGTTCTGCTTCAGCTTCTGCAAGTGCATCATCACCCAAGAAAGAAAAATTTAGTTATCCCGATATATCAGAAGGAATGGAAAACATGAGCTTAGATGTTGACGGAATAGAAGGATTCGACGCAAAAGTTGCTTCTGAAGCAGTTACATCATCTCCTAAACCTGAATCAGTCCTCAAATCAGCAAAATTAGGAAATAACTTTGGAGGTGGTAAATTCTCAACTGCATTAAAAGGATCATCTGGATCCGTTGGACCTAACACAACAAACGTTAATGGATTAGGACTCGGAGAAGGCGTACCTGACTTTACTCTCGGAGTAACACCAGTAATAAGCCAAGAAAAGAAAGCCAAGAAATTAACAGCCAAAGACTTATTACCTAAAGAATCCAAAGATGATTGGTTCGACATGCCTTATGATAAGAAACAAATGATGAGAATCGAAAATGAAAACTTATTAGCTGGTGCGTCAACACAATCTAGAATCGGTATCGACACACAAGGACAAACACTCAAAAACGCATCATACGATTTACGTGCCTGCCCACCAAATCCCAAATTCAACGTTGGTCCTTGGCTCGTATCAACAATCGAGCCCGATTACAACATCAAGCCCATCATGTAAATTATTTACATTTTTACAAAAATTTTATATATATATACATTATATATATCAAATGGCTGAAGAAGATCCTGTAATAGATGATTTAAAAGAGATGATAGTAAATTGGTTATCTTTAGATGATAAAATAAAAGAGATCAATCTTGCTGTAAAAGATCTCAATAATGAAAAAAAACAATTTGAAGCATATATTTTAGATTATATGACAAAATTAAATAGACCTGCAATAGATACAACAAGTGGTAAATTAATTAAAAATGATACCAAAACAAAGAAAGCACTTAAAGAAGATATGGTTATTACAGCATTAACAGAAATTATTGGAGATAAATTAAAAGCTGCTGAATTTACCAAAATAATTTTTGATAAAAGACCAGAAGTAGAAAATACACGTTTAAAGAGAATGAATTTACAAAAGAAGAAGAAAAATATTTAATTTAAAGAATACCATATATATATCCTAAACTATGCATATCCATAATAACACGAGGTTGAATTGGTAATACGAATGTAGGCACATAAAGTTTATTTGTGAAAGGATAGATATAAGGATCATACCAATAATATGAAATAGGTTCATAAACTAATGGACCTCCTCTTGGTCTATCAGATCTATCAAAATAATCACTTAAATTATCATCATCGTCATCATCATTTCCTTTAACATATTTCTTTCCAGATTTACCACCGTTCATTTTGGAATCTTGATGTGCGACTTTATTTAATGATTCTTGAAAGTGTTTAATACCTACTTTAGAATTCATTTCAATTTCAGATATAGCGTATGATATATTTGATCCACCTTCTTTTTTTTCTTTGACTTGAAAATGTTTAAAACTATTTTCAGAACCTCCAACAATTCTTCCGTCTTTTGACATTCTTTTTAAAGTAAATTGGAATTCGGGCATACTATTACCCATGTATTGAGATAATTCTTTGTATGCGTGGTTAGCAGCGTCTAAAGAATTACCTCCTTTAAAATTTGTTTCCATTGATCCGATTATATAAGGATTGACTAATTTATAGGTAAATGTTTCTGGCATTTTATTGTTATATATATATAAAGTAAATATAATTTTTTGTAAAATTCCATTTTAAAATTCAATCTTTATATTTTTATAGTAAGTTAAAAATTGATAAATTTAATATTTAAAGGATAATTATTAAATTTAATTATAAAATGAATAATACTTCGAATAGTAATCTAATTTTTAGAGTAAAAACTATACAATCACGAGTTATAAAGATTTTAATAGAATCATTAAAAGATTTACTTTACGAAGTAAATTTTATTTTTACCAAGGATGGAATTTCAATGAACGCAGCAAATACAAGTAATACAGCAACTATTTGCATGAAATTAATGGCAGAAAACTTTGAAGAGTTTTACTGTAAACAAAATAAGAAGATAGGCATTAGTATGAAATCCCTATATAATCATATAAAAAATATGGCAGATGATGAAACCTTAACGTTTTACTATGAAAATGATAACAAATTAGGTATTAGATTTGAAAATAGTAAAGATAATAGTGTAGCAGACTATAAATTGATTCTAATGGAAATTCCAGATTCAGACCAATTTGTGATTCCAGATTTTGATTTTACAATGATTTCAACTATTCCATCAGTGAAATTTCACAAAATTATTAAGGATCTAAATGTCGTTCATGATATGATTGAGATTAGATCAGTTAATGGAGTAATGAGTTTCTCTGGTAAAGGAGAACAATCACAAGGTCAAGTTACATTAACTGAAGGTGATAAGGATGAGAATCTTAAATTTAAAAAGAAGGATAATAGTATATATC